GAAGTTTATATTGAAGATCACTCAATAAGAACAGACGCATATACGTCTATTCAAATAATAGCAAAGAATCCTAATTTTTATATTGCCTCCGTAGATCCATCTAATGGAGATTTTTATCTAGATAATTCATACAATAACGGAAGAGTGACAATAACATTTAGTTCTAGACCAGCTTCAAACTTCCTTAATAGCTTCTATTTTAAAGCACAAAGAAAAAAAATACAAAGATCACCATCAAGATGGGAAAATGTATCAGCAAACGTTTCTATGCATTCATGGAAACCAGAAGTCTATGTCGATTTTCCCTCTGATGACGCAACTCCAGTTTACAATGAAGAAGACGCAACATACTATGAATCTGGATATAAATACAGAATTATAGTTTCTAAAGATGTTGGTGTTTAATGGCTAATTTTATTTATAAAAAAGCAAAAGAGTCTTTTTTAAAAGGTGAAATTAATTTATATTCAAACACAATTAAAGTATTAATACTAAACAATACTTATACGCCCAATGTAAATACACATCAATTTGTTTCAGACATTAACTCATCTTCTATTGAAGACAGAAGTTCAGGACTATCTAACAAAACCGTAACAGATGGAGTATTTGACGCTGACGACGTAACGATCGGAAATTATTCAGGCAATTCTTTTAATGCAGTAGCATTATATTCAGACAGTGGCTCTGATGCGACTTCTAGGCTAATAGCATACTTAGATACGTCGACAGGCTTACCCTTTTCTAGCGCAAATATCCAAGCCCCTGTTACTATAGTGTGGAATAATGATTCCACTAAAATCATAGCTTTATAAGGAATATCATGGCAACAAATTATCCAGCTTCTCTAGACAATCTAGTGAATCCTACCGCAACAGATACTTTAAACTCTAACACAGTGCCACACCATTTGCAGCACACAAATGCAAATGACGCCATAGAAGCTTTGCAAACAGTTTTAGGTGTTAGTCCAGCAGGATCTTATTTAACTGTCAAAGACAGAATTATAGCAGCAGAACAAAGTATATCAACTCAGTCTATTTTAAATGGATTAACTGATGTTACTATAAGTTCAGTTGCAACAGGCAATATATTACGATACAACGGCTCTCAGTGGGTCAACTACTCTGAAAACAATCTAACCGATGGAGGAAATTTCTAAAATGGCAAATACAATCAGAATCAAAAGAAGGTCTAGCGCTGGAGCAGTTGGAGCACCAACAGGTCTTGCCAATGCTGAATTAGCATTTAATGAAGCTGATGATACACTTTATTATGGCAAAGGAACCGGTGGAGAAGGCGGACTTGCAACCTCTTCTTTAGCTATTGCTGGCCCGGGTGCCTATGTAGGCCTTTCTGGTACACAAACAGTTACTGGTAATAAAACATTTTCAGGAACAGTTGAACTTGGCGGATCTGCAACAGCTACTACTCAAACATCGGGAGATAATAGTACCAAAGTTGCAACAACAGCATTCGTAGCTGCTGCAGTAGGCGCAGTATCAGGTTCTTTTACTTTAGCTGGAGATGGTGGAACAAGTCAGACAATTACTCTTGGTGATACATTAACAATTTCCGGTGGAACAGGACTAACTGCTACAGCTGGTGCATCTGATAAAGTTACAATAGATCTTGATAATACAACTGTTACGGCTGGTTCATATGGTTCAGCTACAGCAGTTTCAACCTTTACAGTTGACGCTCAAGGTCGTTTGACCGCAGCTGGCACAGCAAACATCGCTATCCCAGCAAGTGCAGTTACAGACTTCAACGAAGCTGCTCAAGATGCAGTTGGAAATGCAGTTGGGACAGGCCTTACTTACACAGACTCAACAGGTGCAATTTCAGTAACAGCGAATACCTACGACGCCTATGGTTCAGCTTCAACAGTTGCAGGTAATCTAACGACTCATACATCAGCAACAGAAGCTCATGGTGCAACTGGTGCAGTAGTTGGAACTACAAACACTCAAACGCTTACGAACAAGACTCTTACTACGCCAACCATCAATGGACCAGAAATCACGGCTACTGGTGGGACTCCAAGAATTCATGGTATCTATCTTCCAGATGCACATTTTATTACATTTGAAGGCGCAACGGCTAATGAGTTTGAGACAGTCCTTGCAGTTACTGACCCGACAGCCGACAGAACCGTAAGTCTTCCAGACGCAACTGGTACTGTAGCGCTTACTAATAATAAACTTTCGGATTTTGCAGCTACTTCATCATCAGAACTTGCTGGAATTATATCGGATGAAACTGGTACTGGAGCACTTGTATTTGCTAATACGCCAACACTTGTAACGCCAAACATTGGTGCTGCTACTGGTACATCTCTTACCCTTTCAGGTGATCTGACAGTCAACGGTACAACAACTACAATTAACTCAACTACAATCACGGTTGACGATAAGAATATCGAGCTTGGTTCAGTCGCAAGTCCAACAGACGCAGGTGCTGATGGTGGTGGTCTTACCCTTAAGGGCGCAACAGACAAGACCTTTAACTGGATTGACGCAACTGACTCATGGACTTCATCAGAAAACATGAATCTTGTAAATGGTAAAACTTTTAAAATCAATGGAACTGATGTTCTTTCTGGTTCAACTCTTGGTTCAGGGGTAACCGCATCAAGCCTTACTTCAGTTGGAACAATTGCAACTGGTACATGGAATGGTACCGCAATAGCCATAGCTAACGGTGGAACGGGCTCTACAGACGCTGGAGCAGCTCGTACGGCTCTTGGATTAGCAATAGGCACTAATGTACAGGCTTACAATGCAAACCTTGGAGCAATAGCAGGATTAACTTCTGCAGCAGATGCTCTTCCATATTTTACTGGATCAGGAACTGCAACAGTTACAACATTAAGTTCATTTATTAGAGGATTACTTGATGATGCAGACGCAGCTACAGCTAGAACTACTCTTGGTGTTGATACATACACAATTGATGGTGGCACGTTCTAATTAACTTATGTTATAATAACTTAGTTAAGTGGAGTGACTAATGGCTAATACTATAAAATTAAAAAATAGTGGCACATCGTCCAATACGCCTACATCTTTGGAATATGGCGAATTAGCAATTAACTACGCCGATGGAAAACTTTATTACAAGAATAGTTCCAACGCTATTGTTGAATTTACTAGTTCCGCCAATCTAGCTGGAACTGTATATAACGCTACAATTGGCGATGGCACCAGTAATTCATATGTTTTAACGCATAACTTTGGTAGTAGGGACGTAAGTGTAACAATTAGAGAGGCTGCTTCTCCATATGGTTTAATTTTAACTTCTTGGGAAGCAACTTCCAGCAATGCTATAACTGTTTATTTTGATTCTCCACCATCTTCTAACTCTATTAGAGTTTCTATTTATATTGCTGTAGCAGGCCTTGAGGTGGGTCCTGCTGGTCCTACAGGTCCCACAGGCCCTACAGGCCCAACTGGTCCCACTGGAGCCGCATCAACAGTTCCTGGCCCTACTGGCCCTACTGGACCTACTGGACCTGAAGGCCCTACGGGTTCACCAGGCCCTACAGGCCCAACTGGTCCCACTGGAGCCGAATCAACAGTTCCTGGCCCTACTGGACCAACTGGTCCTGAAGGCCCTACGGGTTCACCAGGCCCTACAGGCCCAACTGGTCCCACTGGAGCCGAATCAACAGTTCCTGGCCCTACAGGACCAACTGGTCCTAACGGACCAGCAGGATTAACTGGCCCAACTGGCCCAACTGGCCCTAGTGGATCTTTTGCTAGCACGCAAACAATAAATGTACAAACAGGAACTAGTTACACTTTAGCCAATAGCGACTTAGGAAAAATGGTTACATTAGATAATGCTTCAGCGATAACAGTAACTGTTAATACTTCAACAGGATTAAGTGCAGGTCAATCAATAGACCTACTACAGCTTGGAGCTGGACAAATAACAATCGCTGCTTCAGGAGTAACAATAAATAGTACACCAGGATTAAAGTTTAGAGCTAGATATTCTGCAGCTTCTTTATTCTGCGTAGATAGCAATAGCTATGTTCTTATCGGGGACTTGAGTGCGTAATGCCTATCAAGCGTGGGACTAGCAGCATACCCAAGTTGCTGCCAGACATAACAATTGGTTCTACAACTAATTTTAATCAATCTATTGCGACGCTAAACGCAACAGTTTCCGCTAATAAATACCCAACTACTGTTTATTTTGATTACTCAACTAGTTCATCTTTTACAACATTCACAACAGTTACATATGGCTCTACTGTTAGCGGTCAGGCTTCAAGCATTTTTCAAAACATAACTGGTCTAGCGGTTGCAACTCTCTACTATGTTCGCTGCCGTGCAACAAACGCTATTGGAACTACTACAAGTTCAAGCACATCATTCACTACCTGGTCTTTAAAGACGTTTACGCAAACTACTGCTGGTGCCTTCTCTGTTTCAATTCCTTCAGTAACACCAACTAGCGGAAGTGCCGTTGCACCAGTTATCTATGAAATGCTTCTTTACGGAGCAGGTGGTGGAGCCAACTATGGTGGCGGTGGCGGTGGCGGTTATCGTCTATTCTCATCTCACACATCATCAGCAACTGGTACACAAACAGTTAGCGGAACTGTCGGAGCAGGAGGTGCCGCAGGAAACGGTGGTACTGGTACTGGTACTGCAACGACAGGTGGTAGCACAACTTTGACAGTTGGTTCGACTACATGGACTGGTGGAGGAGGAACTGCTGGTGAACATCCAGGTGTCAACAGTGCACCTAGTGGTAGGGGTGGAACTGCTGGCAGCGGCACTAACGCATCTAACCTTGGTGGCACAAATGCTTATGGTTATTACTACTTCACTGGCACTTATGTTCAGGTCGTAGTTGGCTATGTACAAGTGTGTCAAAGTTTTGATAAGAACGGAAACTGTACGGCCTATGGTCCAGACTACAACCAGCCAATTTACGGCAATGACACTAATCAGCCCATCTATGCATGGAATGCTTCCTATTATGCCTGTGGTGGTGGTGGCGGAACAGATTCTGCTGGTTCAAATGCCACGGGACATAGTACGGCAACTCAAGTTGGTGGCAATGGAGGTACTGGGGGTGGAGCATATGGCCTTCGTGGAGGAAACGGTGGAGGTGGATACGGAACACAAGGCAACGGATCTGCTGGAGGTTTCTCTGTAGGTTCTGGTACAATAGTTGGCAGTGGAGGCTCTCAGTTTGGCGCAGGCAGTGCTGGTGGCATTACATTCAAATACTACGGACCTTAAGGCACAATATGATTACAGTTAAACCTTTTACAATTGATGTACTGAAAACATTTCGTTTATTTTATGTATTAGACCAAATTACAGAAAGTACTTTAGAATTGTATCGTCGCACTCCTGCCGGAGACGACCCATTTGAAGAAGCTGAAGTTTTTTCTATGCAGGACGGACATCTCTTGGTTGCTATAAATCATCCATTCAAGTATGCAGGAAACATATGTCTAATCGCTAAATCTCAAGATATAGAAGAGGTTGTCAACCTAACGCCTTGGGAGCGACTCATGGATGTATATAATACAGATATTGATAATACTGACCAAGGTTTTTTTATTTTTTGTGAATCCAGAGCTATTTTTGACCCAGAATTAGAATGGCGCTGCGACAATACAATGTATGGCCCACATGCTGGCTTTGTGA